TATAAGTTAATTTTTATTTCCTGATTTTTTATTCATCAATCAAATTTGTGTCATCTAAAAAGTCTCCGTTTTCACTCATCAACTTTCGTTTTGAAGAAACCCCATTAACATATTCCCGTGCAACTTTTTGTGTTCTTTTACTAATTTTTGATTCGGTCTTTGATAATGCTTTTTGATTTTCCTTTTTACCTAAAGGGTCTCTACCATAAGGATGTTTATCTTTTCCATAGGTGTTTCCCTCTCTTGGTCTACCACCTTTGTTTTTTAGTTCAGTTTTTAATTCTTCTAATTCATCTTCAACATCAGTTGGGTCTTGTTCCATTGCTGGGTCATTACCTTCATCTTCAATTGAACGATATCTAAATCTATCTTTAAGGTCATTGATAAGTTGCTCTTTTTGGAAATCAACCTCATCTTCACTAAAGTTAAATATATTTTTGTATGCCCAATCTTTAGATACCATATTTAATTGTTGAATATCGGAAACCAATCTAACTTTCTCACTCCAAAGATTTACTTTTTCTTGTTCATAAATCGTAGATGGGTTTACTAAGTCTAATTCAAAGTCCACCATTTCAGGTCCGTCAATACCTTGAGCAGCTAAGTGAGTTACTGCAATCTTAGTTAATTCTGAAATAAGAGTTCTTTGGATTCTTTCGATTGTTCTTGCGAATCTTACATCTTCTGCAGCAAGAGTTGCTTTACCATTTACATTCTCATCATATCCCAAATATGCTTTTGGAATTTTAAGAGCCGCAAATAGTTTGTTTTTTAAGTAATCGATATCATCAATTGCTGTGTATTCCAATCCACCCAATGAATCAATTTCAGTACCACTATCACCACCCCTAACAGGTAAGAAGAAATCTTCGGTTAGGTTTTGGATGTTATACTTTAAGTTATAATCACCAGTCTTTTTATCCACAAATGGAGTTTTCTTCATTTTGGTGATAATCTTCTGCATATAGTTATCAACTTCTTGTGGTGGAATGTTCCCAATATCAATTTTGAAAACTCTCTTATCGGGTGCTCTCATAATTCTATGAATTAACATAGCATCTTCCATAAGAGAAACTTGTTTCCAAATTCTTCTACCATTTTCAATCATTGCCTTTCCATATGGTAAGAAGTTAGTATCAGATAATAATCTAAAATGTACTACTTCATAGTTTTCATATTCACCTTTTCCTGCGGGGTCATGGTTTAATTTGAACTTTACATAATTTGAATTATTTGGGTCAGTATTTTCTATTCTTTCCAATTCATAAACTGGAAGTGGTCTTACATTTATAATACCAACACCTGGTTGTATTTCTTGTAGTAAAAAGAAATCACCATACTTAACCATATTACGAGTCCAAGACCAAAGGTTGAACTCAATATTAAGAATATCATAGAAAAGGTTTTCTAAAATTTCTTTTATTTTTTCGTTTTTTGATTTGATTTGTACAACTTCACCGAATTCGTTTTTAAGTGTACATTCATCTGCGTATATATCTAATGCCGATGAGATAATTGGGTCATTATCCATTGCATCATAATCTCTGAATAGTTCTCTACGAACTTGATGGTATGCCATCGATTGAGCTGCCATCTGGTCTCCATAAAAAGACCTTTGTAGTTTGGTGTACCTATCTCTTATGTTCATAAGGTTAGTACCACCTTGTTGCCTATCATCTATATCAACAACTTTTCTCTTTCCATCCTTGTCAACCTTTACGATTGCTTGGGTAGAAAAGAGTTTCGTTAATCGATTAAAAAATGAACTATTGTTTTGTTCTGCCATTTTGTTTCCTTATTTTATAACCTTTATTTATTTACCATGCTTTACAACTCCAATACCTTGCCTTATGTCTTGGACCAGGACTATCACAGTTGTGTCTTGCTCTAAATGCTTTTTTTCTTTCAGGATTGTCCTTCTTTATCTTCATGGTTTCCTCACCTGCCTTTTTTGCAGATGAACCACCATGTCCGAAGTTAACCTTTACAACATTTCCCTTTGGATTCTTAACATATACTTTGAACTTCTTAACATCACCCTGCATTGGTTTATTAAGTTTTACTTCCCTACCTTGATATTCTGCTTCATTAACATCCTCTTTCATGTTTTTTAGAAATTGGATAAACTCTTTCAAATCGTGGTAGTTTTCTACATCATACTCTTCGATACCTTCATCTAAAAATGACTTGAATTCTTTGTAAAGTTCTTCAGAATAATTTTCCATGCTTAGTTCCTATAATTAACCTATACTATATAAATATAAAATTTTTATTTTATAACCATTTAGTTAAATCTTCAGAGTCATCTCCGATTTGCATTTGCCAAGGGTTTTCATCGTTATCATTTCCACCATATACCCCACTATAAGTATAAGATGAAATACTGTTAATTGCTTGTTTAGTTAGGTCAATACCCTCCTGTCTTAAACGAAGTGCGGTATCTCTTACCCATAGTGAAATAGCAAGAGACATTGTAAGGTCATCGTTATATCCTCTCATTGCCTCTGCTCTACCATTTAACCATATAAATGTAAATAGTTCTTCAATAGTTCTGATTGAACGAATGATGATTGATTTTTCCCTTACATACTCTTCTAACTTAGAAATAATTAGAGGTCGAGTTCTTGCTGTTGTTGAGAATCCAGCAACCATACCCCTATCCTGTGCTCTATATTTATTTGAAAGTTGATTTTCAACATCTACATATTTCAAATCTTTACTCATGTAGTATAAGTTAGGATAGTTTCTATCAATAACTTGTTGAATACATGCCCAACCAATATTTGCGTTTTCAATTACTAATAGTGCGTTATTATATTCAGTTGCTAATGCTACTAAGAAGTTTCCAAAATCTTTCGTATCTAACTTACCTCTATATTCTGCAACTTGTTCCGAATCTTCTACATCAATGACATGAGCAGCAGAGTAATCCGATGAATCACCTCTCGCAACATCGGCAACTACCATATAAGATTTTGTATAATCTGGAAACTGCCATTTCCATAAGTTACCATCAAATCCAGTTTTCTCTAAAGGTTCTTGTACATAAGTTTCTTTATAGAACTGAAGTATTTGTGGTTCGATTACGGAATCTCCAGAAGATACAAAATCACAATCACATTCTTGTGCTGCTCCTTTTGGTCCTAATAATGTTTCTTGCTCATCTCTCCAACTTTGGTCTCTTTCAGGATGAACTGACCAATGTAGTCTAATATGATTAAATCCATTTGTTCCCTCTTCAGAACCTACCCAAGTTTTGTGGAAAAAGTTACCCACACCATTTGGTGTTGAAAGGATAATTGCGTTACCACCAGTTGAAAGGGTAGATTGTGCTGATACCCAAATCTCTTCAATCTTATCGATGAATGCTGCCTCATCAAATACAAGTAGGGATAGTGCTTCAGAACGACCTGCATCTCCTGCTGCTGAAGTTGCTTTTATCTGAGAACCATTTGCATATCGTAGGGATAGTTTGTTATCTTCTATGGTTGTTAATTTTAACCAACTTGGTAAATATTGATTCATTACTCGAACCTTTGTTACCAAGTTTTTAGCAACCTCTTGTTTAGTTGCAATTACAAGAACATTAAAATCTTGATTGAATAACATCTTCCATAAGGAGAATCCTGCAGTTAAAGTAGATATACCAGTTTGTCTTGATTTAAGAATGATATTATATCTGTGTTCTGTGAATTGGTCTAAAGTTTCTTCTTGGAATGGGTATAAGTGAAAAGGAATTTTACCACGAACTGGGTGTTGTATCATACAATACTTTTTCATAAAGTATATAGGGTCTGATGCACACTTCTGGTACTCTTCCTTTATAATTTCTTTTAATGTTTTTTTCTGTGCCATACATCAATTATCCACCTGCTGCAAAAAATAAACTAAGTAATCCTCCTGCTAAAGTTCCCAACTTCCATAGGAAGGTATTTCTCTTTTGTCTTTTTAATTCTTTTTCTAATTCTTTAGACTTTTGACTTTCTAAACCAAATTGTTCATCTTTTTTCTGAATGATACCCTCTAAGTTTAGTACCTTACCATTCAGATTAGTAATTACACTATCCTTTAATACAATTTTATCATTAGATAATTTTAACAACTCTTTGGTTTCAACTAATTGAAGTTTAACACCATCAAAAGTTACTAAATCCTTAATTACCAGTCTTACTATCGGAACCTCCAGTTTCACTACCGAGTCCCTCTCCGTAACGGTCTGTGAAAAACTTGACAAGCTCGTTGAAAGTAAGAACATCAACATTATTAACTTTTTCATTCGTTTTGTTTTTTATCGTAGTAATATTATTTTGTACTTTATCAATATCACTATCGATTAGTTCTATCTCTGAATGTAACGATTCTATTTTCATATCCAACTCATCGTTGGCAACTGCGATTGAATCAATATCACTTTGAATCTCTTCAATCTTTTCATCGAATGCAGCAACATCCGTTTGGATATCGTGCATTACCATTAGATTATAACCTACAAATCCTAAGATTACAATCAATATTAAATATATTTTTGTATTACTATTATTCATTTTACAAAGGTTGTACTAATTCGTAATTTTTGTCTTTTAAGAGTTCGTATGCCGAGTTTCTCTTTTCAATAACTTCGGTAAGTTCTTTCTTACCATTTTCAATGTCTTTTTCGATTTGTTCTCGTAATGTCTGAACATCTTCGTTTGATGACCACTTTTCAAGTGAGCCATCATCATTTACATATTCATGAATATTTTTGACTTCATTCAATGCTTGATTCCATTTTTGTAAAACATCCGTTCCATGTGCTACCATATTTGAGTATATCTTATATTCCTCATACTCTTTCCACAAACCATCTAATTTTATAATTTGTTCTCGTTTAGATAAACAAACAGAACAAAATCCTGTTTTACTTATTAAAGTTTTATCAGAGTTAGAGTATTTTTTGGAATCACAATCAGTTGCCCTACACTTAGACTTTTCTTCTAAGTATTGTCTTACTTTTGATAACTCAGATGATGCTCTTGATTGTTTTACCCTACCATAAGACTTTTGTTCCCAAATCACACCATTTTCTTCCCAAACATCACCAACATTTCGTTTAGTTTGTTCTTTTACATCAGAAAGAGAAATTTGAGTATCTTTTTGGTATTCACCATTGTGAACCATATCTACCAACTTCCTACGAGTTGGGTGCATGAATTTTTTATTGAATTTTTTCTCACTCATAAATCGTAACTTATATATCCATATATATAAGTATTAAGTTTTTTACTATTCGTAAAATAACCCAAGAATCTGATTAAGAGGTGCGAAGGTTCCAGTTAGTTTGAAAGTTTTTCCACCATATACGAATACAATTCCCTCATTTGGTACAATTTTATCTTTCCCACCAATTGCGTTTAATCGTTCTAACTCTAATTTAAGTTTAGTAATCTTTTTTGGGTCACCTGATTTTCTTACATCTTTAATAGTTTGGTCTAACCTTTTCTTCATATCCCTAACTGCTTTATCAGGATTTGCTGCAAGTACTGAACTCATAAAGGATAAGATGTCTGCACCGATACCTAAGAAGATATCTTCGAATGGTCTGATGTTATCCTTAGCCATCTTAGCATGGTCATTCTTATCAATTCCCTTTGCCCATTCTAAAGTTTTCTCATCAGTAATGTTATTCTTATCCAAACGGAATGATTTATCATAGAATGCCCATCTCTTCACCAATCCCATTAGAGTTCTATTATCTAATTTAGATGGTGATTTTTTAGTTACGAAATCCATCCAAAATGCCTGATGATAATCTGCTATTCCATC